AACTGTTACTACCTGGCAATCTATATATAAACTTGAACGTAATTATTTTGAAGATTTTGATGTTGTCATTGGTGATGAGGCACACTTATTTAAAAGTAAATCTCTCATTACAATTATGAATCACCTTCATCATACTAAGTATAGGTATGGTTTTACAGGAACACTTGATGGAACTCAAACTCATAAGTGGGTTCTGGAAGGATTGTTTGGTCCTTGTTATAGAGTAACACGTACATCAGAGTTGATGGAAAAAGGACATGTATCGGATCTAGAGATTAGATGTCTTATCTTGAAGCATACTCCAAAAAAGTTTGATACTTATGAAGATGAGATACAATATCTAATAGGTAATGAGAAGAGAAATAAATTTATATTAAACCTTGCAAAAGGATTGGAAGGTAATACTTTGATTCTTTATAGTCGGGTTGCCACACATGGTGAACCTCTTTTTGAAAAGATAAATAGTTCAGTAAGTGAAGGACGAAAAGTATTTTTTGTCCATGGTGGAGTTGACTCTGAAGAAAGAGAAGAAGTTCGACGAATAACTGAGGATGAAAGTAATGCGATTATCGTAGCATCATATGGAACTTTCTCAACGGGAATTAACATTAGAAATCTTCATAATGTTATTTTTGCTAGTCCGTCTAAATCAAGAATCCGTAATTTACAATCGATCGGAAGAGTTTTAAGGAAAGGTAAAAATAAAACCAAAGCAACTCTATATGATATAGCAGACGACTGCACAATTAGAAGTTTAAAGAACTATACTCTAAATCACTTAATCGAAAGAATTAAAATCTATAATCAAGAAAATTTTAATTATGACATTATAAACATCGATTTAAAAGATTAATGGAAGAAGAATTTTATGCAACGATAAAACTAAAAAATACTGAGGAGATATTTTCTAAGGTATCACCTTCTGACGAAGGTGATAAAATATTTCTCATGTTATTAGATCCAGTTACAATTGATGAAATTATAATTAGAGGTCAAGCATGTTATAAAATAGATCCTTGGTTAAAAACATCATCATCAGATATGATTCTGATCAATATGGAAGATGTCTTAACAATTGTAGAATGTAATGATCATCATACAATTAAAATGTATAAGTCATTTTGTAGAAAATCAAAAGATGATCATCAAAAACATAATTTAAGCAGGAAAATGGGATATCTATCATCCGTAGATGATACCCGAAAGTACTTGGAGAAGTTATTCAAGAGTTAGCTAAAGCGTTCCTATCAACCTCAACAGAGATATTCTACACATGGTTTACACATTTGTCAAGCTGTGGTAGAATGAGTACATACTGAACTACTGGTAATAATGAAATGCCTAAAAGAAAACAATCGGAACATTATGTAAATAATAGAGATTTCCTAGATGCAATTGTAGAGTATAAAAAAGCACGTGAAGCAGCAGCAGAGGCAGGTGAACCAAGACCTAGGATCACAAATTATCTCGGTGAATTCTTTCTTAAGATTGCAACTCATTTATCATATAAACCAAACTTTGTCAATTACATCTTTAAGGATGATATGATCTCTGACGGGATAGAGAACTGTATTCAATATATTCATAATTTTAATCCAGAGAAATCTACAAATCCCTTTGCATATTTCACTCAGATTATCCATTATGCATTCTTGAGACGTATTCACAAAGAGAAGAAGCAGTTAGATATTAAGAATAAGATTCTAGAAAAGACTGGGTATGATCAGGTGTTTGTTAATGACAATACTGTTGACAATTCCAATTATGCAGACTATAATAGTATCAAAGATGCTGTCTATTCTAAACTTAGAGGAATGGGTTCAAATAACGTATGAAGATTGCCCTCATCACAGATCAACACTTTGGAGCAAGAAAGAACTCAAAACTCTTTCATGATTATTTCCTAAAGTTTTACAATGATGTATTTTTCCCGACTCTGAAAGAGGAGGGAATCACTACGATTGTTGATATGGGTGATACTTTTGATAACAGAACTGGTATTAATTTTAGTTCACTTAAGTGGGCAAAAGATAATTACTATGATGTTTTGGAAAGTATGGGATGTAAAATTCATACTATCGTAGGAAATCATACTGCATTTTATAAAAACACTAATAATGTTAATGCAGTTGATCTTCTTCTTCGTGAATATAAAAATGTAGAAGTATATTCCGAACCTTCTGAGGTTACTATTGACGGTCTAAAATTAATGTTTATTCCGTGGATTAATAAGGAAAATGAGGAAACTACTTTCAAACTTCTTAAAAATACAGATAGCAAGATTGCGATGGGGCACCTTGAACTCAGAGGATTTGCTGCTAATAAACAGTGCATCATGGAGCATGGTCATGAGAGCAAGTTATTTGAGAAGTTCACCAAGGTCTTCTCTGGGCACTACCACACTAGATCGAATGATCGAAACATCCATTACACAGGAAACGCATACGAAATTTACTGGAACGATGTAAATGATGTACGTGGATTTACAATATTCGATACTGAAACCTTAGAGCATACTTTTGTCAATAATCCATATAGTATTTTCCATCACGTTTACTATGAGGATACCGATTATAAGACCTTTGACTTTTCAAAGTATCGGGATATGATTGTAAAAGTTATTGTTAGAAAGAAAACTAATAATAAAAACTTTGAGAAGTTTATTGATAAGTTTTACATCTCCAATGTTGCGGACTTGAAGATTGTAGAAAGTCAAGATTTTAATGGATGGTACTCTAAGGATCAGATAGAAGAAATAGAATCTGAGGATACTTTAAGTTTGTTAAATAAGTATATACAGGAATCTGAGATTGACTTAGATAAATCAGAATTATCTAAAATTATCAAAGAGGTGTATCAGGAAGCTTGCGAAATGATCTAGTATGTATATCGTAGTAATTGATGGAGAAGAAGATAGAGGTGCATATTCTGTAGCAGATGATAATGGTGAAAATGTTCTATACATCTGGGAAAATGACGATGATGTGGAACGTTTTATTATGATGCTAGAAGAAAGTGGTGCTCCAAAGATGAGATCTGTTGAAGTCGAAGAAGATTTATTATTTGAAACATGTAGTCAACATGGTTACATGTATGCTATTATTGGTAGTGATGAGTTAGTGGTTCCGCCCGAAGAGCATGATTTATTTTAAAAAAATTAGTTGGAAAAACTTTCTCTCAACTGGTAATCAATTTACCGAAGTCCAACTTGATGAATGTCAAAACAGTTTAATTATTGGAACGAATGGTGCAGGGAAGTCAACTATCCTTGATGCACTGACATTTGTTCTGTTTGGAAAATCTTTCCGTAAGATTAACAAACCGCAACTTATTAACTCTACAAATGAGAAAGATTGTGTTGTAGATATTAGTTTTAGAATTGGATCAGTAGACTGGAATATTGTTCGTGGTATTAAACCAAATATTTTTGAGATTTATAGAGATGGAAAACTTCTAGATCAAGCAGCATCTGCAAATGATCAGCAGAAATATCTTGAGCAAAGCATTCTCAAGATGAATTATAAATCATTCACTCAGATCGTAATACTTGGAAGTAGTAACTTTACACCATTTATGCAATTACCTGCTGCAGGTAGACGTGAAGTTATTGAGGATATTCTTGATATAAAAGTTTTTTCTACAATGAATAATATCATTAAAGATCAACTTAGGAGATATAGGGAAGATGTTAAAGTATTAAATCTAAAGAAAGAATCTTTTACTGATAAAGTTAGAATGCAAGAAAACTTTATTAATGAACTTGATAATCGTGGTAAGGATGTAATTAATAAGTATAACAATAAAATTTCTCAACTTAATAATGATATTGGGATTCTTAATAGAGACAATTCTATATTTGAAGAAGACGTGTTTCGTTATACGAAAGAACTTGAAAGTGTTCAAGATGCGAAAAGTAAAGTTCGTAAACTTGGAAACCTGAAGGGTAAAATCTCACAGAAAATGGATACCATTAAACGTGAGCAAAATTTCTTTTCGGATAATCTTACATGTCCTACGTGTGAGCAAACTATAGAAGAGTCTTTTCGTGTTAAAAGACTTAAAAATACTGATAATAAACTAAATGAATTGGAGAATGGATATGATCAACTTATTGAAACTATCAAGTCTGAAGAATTTCGGGAGACAATTTTTGACAACATTTCAAAATCTATTATGGAGTCCCAAAGTAAAATTAGTTCCAATAGTGCAAAGATCTCGTCACTACAAAGTCAAGTAACTAGTCTAAATTTTGAGATTAACACTTTAAATGATCAGTCAGCAAATAAGACTGAAGAAAAAGAAAAGTTAAACTCATATAAAGATAATCTTGAAACCGTATTTGATGATCTCAGTGAGAATAGAGATAAAATTATTAGACATGATTTTCTTCATGAACTTCTGAAAGATAGTGGAGTCAAGTCTAAAATCATTGAAAAGTATCTTCCACTCATAAATCAGCAAGTGTCTAAGTATCTTCAGATGATGGAGTTTTATATTAACTTCAAACTTGATGAAGAATTTAATGAAACGATAGAATCACCAATTCATGAAGATTTTTCTTATTCTTCATTCTCTGAAGGTGAGAAGCAACGTATTGACTTGGCACTATTATTCACTTGGAGAGAAGTTGCTAAGATTAAAAACTCTACTAGCACTAATCTTTTGATTATGGATGAAATCTTTGATTCATCACTTGATGGATTTGGTACGGATGAGTTTCTTAAAATCATTCGATTTGTAATCAAAGATGCTAACATCTTTGTTATTTCACATAAAGAATCTCTTCACGATAAGTTTGATCGTGTTGTCAAATTTGAGAAGAGAAAGAATTTTTCACAGATAGTTGAATCATGAAATTTGTAACTCTAGCAGGATTGCCTAGAAGTGGAACTACACTATTGGGAAATCTTTTGCAGCAGCACCCAGACATTACTGTTGAGATGGACTCTTGTCTCTCAGATATTTTAACAAATATATCCCAACATTCTGAGAAAGTTTATACTGAGACTCAGCATACCATGAAAGATATGAAGATTTTATATAAATCTTTTATGAGAGCAGGTATATCTTCTTGGTTAGAGAATTTATGCTATACTAATATCTACGTTGATAAAGATAGAAGTTGGGCAGTAGATTTTGATTTACTTTTTAATCTTGTTCCCTCCGCCAAAGTAATATTTGTTGTTAGGGATCTCCGTGGTGTAATTTCTTCCATGGAGAAGATGGAAACTGAAAATAGAATTATGGGACCATCTACACCAGAACTTTATCCTTTTGATTCTAGAGAAGATTACCATCAAGTTGATTTGATGGATAAGAGAATAGAGTCTTATATGCAGATGGATATGATTTATACTCCACTATTTGCACTGAAAGAAATCTTAGATTGTGAAAGAAAATATTTGAAGAATTTTAAGTTTGTTAAATATGAGGATTTTATTGAACATCCTCAAAAAACATTATCTGAAATTTATATGTTCATTGATGCAGATCATCATAGTAATGATTTGGATAATGTGGAGCAAGGGCATTTCAACGATTCAATATATGCACCTTGGGGTGATCATACGATACGTCCTAAGGTAGTTTCTAAAAAAGAAACATACGAGTTTCCGTTGATAAAACGGAAATCTCAACATAAAATATTGAGAGATTACTCTTGGTATTATCAATTTCTATATCCAAATCTAAAATAATACGAACTATAAAATGCCAAAAAGAACAAGAAAATCTAAAGTCCTTGCGAGAATGCAATGGTTGACCAATTATAAAACTGGAAAACCTTGTCAAGATTGTGGAAATACATATGATCCAATTTGTATGGATTTTCATCATGAGCAACCAGAATTGAAAAAAGATGAAATCCGTATGTTACTCCGAGACGGGTACTCTATGGATATTGTCCAAGCAGAAATTGATAAATGTGTCTTGATCTGTTCTAATTGTCATAGACTTAGACACAAGAACGATCCTGTGACGGTTCATAAACTGGTACAGAAATCGAAGTCGAAGGCTGTATTGCCTTTATAATAGGTACATCTAAGACAAACAGGCATGTCCATCAACTTTGAAGTGAAGAGTCAACTTGCCAAACTTCTTGCTACGGAAGATTTGATTGTTGAGCATCGTCATGTTGAGACTGCAATGTTCAATGTACACACTCGGGTTCTGACACTTCCTATGTGGAAGAAAGCATCTGAGTGTGTTTTTGATATGTTGGTTGCCCACGAAGTTGGACATGCCCTCTTTACTCCCGATGAATGGGATTGGGATACTCCTAAACAGTTTGTCAATGTTGTGGAAGATGCCCGAATTGAGAAACTTATGAAACGCAAGTATGCTGGACTTGCTAAAACATTTTATCGTGGTTACGAGGAACTTTCTGAGGAAGATTTCTTTGCACTAGAGAACGAAAATATTCCTTCAATGAATCTTGCAGATCGTGCAAACCTTTGGTTTAAAATTGGTAATTTTGTCAACATTCCTATTCAGAGAGGAAAGGAGATGGAAATTATCAATATGATTGCTGATTGTGAAACCTTTGCTGATGTTCTGATTGTTGCCGAAGAACTATACAACTTTTGTAAGAAAAATCAAGAGGAAAACCTGAGTGAGGTTTCACTTGCTCCTACTCAAGGATCTTCGAGTTCTTCTGAAAATCAAAATACTTCTGAGTCTAGTGATGGTGAACTAGACACAGAATCAACTGAGTCTTCTGAAGGTGAATCTGGTGAAGATTCAATGCCAGAGATTGAATCACCATCTTCTGGTGGTGGATCTTCTAGTCTTGAGGTAAAAACTGCTGAGAATCTTGAAGATTCTATTAGTGATCTCATTGATGATCGTGGAGCAGATAATCCATATAGTGAACTAACTTATTTAAATATTCCAGATTTAGATTTAAAAACAGTAATTTCAACTAATTCTGACATTCATGATCACATCAATACATTTTGGTCTAATTATGAAAATGATGGTGGAGACCTACGTCATTTTGATTGGGCAGACATTTCATACACAGACTTTAAAAAATCAGCACAGAAAGAAGTAAACTATCTCGTCAAAGAATTTGAATGCCGCAAGTCTGCTGCTGCATATTCTCGTGCTTCTGTATCTAAGACTGGTGTTCTTGATACTGCTAAGTTACACACTTACAAGTATAATGAAGATCTTTTCAGGAAAGTAACTGTTCTTCCTGATGGCAAGAATCATGGTCTTCTATTTGTTCTTGACTGGTCTGGTTCTATGGGAACCGTGATGCTTGATACTATGAAGCAACTGTTTAATCTAATTTGGTTCTGCCGTAAGGTATCAATTCCGTTTGATGTTTATGCATTTACTAATGATTTTAGATGTGGAAATTATGATAGTATGGGAAAACTAATTTACCCAGAACCTCATTATGAAAAGGAGGATGGATTACTTCAAGTTTCTGATGTATTCTCGATGATGAATATTCTTACTAGTAACGTAAGTAATCGTATTCTTGATAAGCAAATGCATACTATGTTCCGAATTGCATTTGCACAAACTAAATATGTTGGTTATCCAGTTCCTATTCGTGTGGGTCTATCTGGTACTCCTTTAAATGAAGCACTCATTTCTCTTCATAATATTATTCCCACCTTTAAGAAACAATACTCTCTTGAAAAAGTTCAGTGCATTGTTCTTACTGATGGTGAGGCAGGACCATTAAATCGTCATGTTGCTGTTGAGTATCCAAATCAAGAAAAACGAATTGGAACTGCACGTCTCAATGCCAATTGCTATATTCGTGATCGTAAGATTGGTACAACTTACAAAGTCACTAATTATCACGAATCAGCATACGTTTCATTTACTAATTTAATGTTAACTAATCTTAAGGATAGTTTTCCAAATACGAATTTTGTAGGTATTCGTGTCCTTTCAAAAGGTGATTCTGGATCTTTCATTCGTCTTCATGGAAGTTCTTGGGAAGAAATTGAATCTATGAAAATTAAATGGAAGAAAGAACGTTGCGTCATGATTAAAAATTCTGGTTATGATACTTATATTGGACTTGCTAGTTCTGATTTATCCAGCCAAACAGACTTTGAAGTAGATGATGGTGCAACAAAGGCAAAGATCAAATCTGCTTTTGTCAAGTCTTTGAAAACTAAGAAGTCCAATAAAAAAGTTTTGAATGAGTTTGTTTCATTGATTGCATGACTAAGAGATCTTGTCCTTATTGTGGTAAATTTGACACACTCTGTGCTGATGTCACTAGTCTTTCTAGGGCATGGGCACGGAGTGCTTGCATGTTAAAACATAAAGGAATACCACTTTCTAAACTGTCCTCTGATGACGAAACTGACCAGAGTTCTATACTATAATAACTTCAGTTCAAACGAAACGCATGTCCATGTCTCCAGAATACGTTGTCACTTCACTTCAGGCACTTTACGGTAACAATGTCACTTCTTCTGATATTCGTGCATGGTGTGCAATGAGTGGTGTAAATTATCAGACTGCCACCAGTAAACTATCTGACCGTAAGGTTGGTCGTGGTAAGTGGAATTTGGAAGTTGTAAAGGAAACTATTCGGGAACTAGAAGTGACCTACAATTCTCCTGCTGCACTTCCTGCTGTAGAGCAAAATCTTATTCCTACAAAAGATGATACCTTCGTCCAGTTTGGTAACTTTAGTGATATTAAAAAAATTATTAAGTCCAATCTATTTTACCCTACGTTCATTACGGGTCTTTCAGGTAATGGTAAGACGTTCTCTGTGGAGCAAGCATGTGCTCAATTGGGTAGAGAACTTATCCGAGTCAACATTACAGTAGAAACAGATGAAGATGATCTTATTGGTGGTTTCCGTCTTATTGGTGGTGAAACCGTCTGGCATAATGGCCCGGTCATTGAAGCACTCCAACGTGGAGCAGTCTTGCTCCTTGACGAAATCGACCTTGCCTCAAACAAAATCCTTTGTCTCCAGTCTATTCTCGAAGGAAAAGGAGTTTTCCTCAAGAAGATTGGCAAATGGGTTGCGCCCACAGAAGGTTTCCAAGTATTTGCAACCGCCAATACTAAAGGCAAAGGAAGTGACGACGGACGATTCATTGGAACTAACGTGCTCAACGAAGCATTCCTTGAGCGATTCCCTGTAACCTTTGAGCAAGAGTATCCTACTCCTCAAACAGAACAGAAGATTCTTGGTAAGATCTGTAAGGATG